TGTTTGGAGTAATGATTGTATTTGCCATTAAAAAACTCCTATAGAAACGATTACTGCTGCGCTGCTGGTAAGAGTAAGCGTTGTTTTGTTGAAGGGCTGTGAACGATAAATAGATGCCGGTCCTTGTTGATCTAAAATAATCCAGCCTTGTTGTGTGCCTCCGAGCTTATGATTAATTACGGTTGCCCCGTCAATCAATGAGATGTTGTTCAAGATAAGCATGCTTGTCATCGGATTGGCAAGAACAGGGTCCAGTTGCGCCTTCCATTGTGTCTGCAGAAGGCTCAGCGGGAGTAAACTTGTTTTTTGAAGTGGGAGGGCCATCAGTATCCGAAGCCCCCGCCCCAGCCCCCGCCAAACCCACCACCGTAATTTCCGCCAGGGCCGCTAAAATTTGGGTCGCCCATGGTGTTTCTTGAGTTGGTAGCTGTATTCGGTTGTCCGACATTCCTGTTGGCCGCAGTAACTTCAATTCTGATTTCAAGTGCGGCCTTTCTCTTCAACAACTCTTGCGCCTGATCATAAAACTGGCGCTTGGCGAGTGCCTTTGCAGCAGCATCCACGACCACGTATTCCCACCATGCGGAATAACCGAACGGCATCATGTCGGTGTCGAGTAGAAGTTGCTTTGCAAGCGGAACGTACCATAGCCTGAAATACTGTCCGGAATTTGTCGGGATAATATACAGATTCTCGCCCATCTCACGATATTGGAATGAGCAATATTGACCCGAAACGTTATTGGAAGCTGCGCCCAGCAAAATATTGTACTTATTATGGTCAGCCCAATTGAATCGGCTCATCGATACCCAGCCTTGGGTATTATTTACTTGAGCCCCGAAGCTGTTGAAATCCATGCCGTATACTTTGAATGCGGCTGGCGCTGGATTTCCAGCAGGATTTGGCATCCAAGCACCGCTTACTGGATCTAAGAATCCGAGATAGTTTGTCCCATTGGGAAGGGGGTAGTAAAGATTTGATGTGCTGGAAATAATCAGTGGCGGAGCAAGAAAATAGTCTTCTCCGAACTTAGCCGTAAGAATGTCGCCCAACTCATAGTTTGAGTTATTCAGCATCAAGTTCCATTCGTCATTAGTAACGAAATTTGACTTGAGCATGTCGGCCCTGAGTCTGGCTTGGTATCTAAGATAACCTAAGTTGATCTGGCCAGGAGCGCAAGGAACGATTGAAACTGGCGATGAAGCAGAATATCCCGAAGTACCAGCGATGCTGACAGAAGCGACATTATAATAGTAAGTAACGCCAACTGTAACAGCTGTATCTGCATAGTAGTTAGCCGCCGGCGTGGCGATAACAGCAAAGTTAACTCCATCTAAAGACCTTTGAACAGAATAGCTTGTTGCTCCGGCTACGATATTCCATGAGAGTAGATTCTGTCCATTTCCGGTCTGGAGAATGACTTGCTGTGGGAGCCCGCTTAAGCCTGCCATGCTACCTCGTTAAAATGGGCCCGGAGAAAATCCCCGAGCCCACTTAAATTTTCAAAGCTACCTATCAAGTACCGTTCGTTCCGATGTTGCTAGGGCTAAATCTGTAATCTACATAGAAGCACATGCCACAAACAGACCCATTGGCTGGAGCGGTAGGAATCTTGGTTGTAACACTTGAGCTAGTGTCGGACAGCATTTGAACCATGACCCAACCGCCAAAATGAGTGCTACCACCAGTGGGTTGCGGCGCAAGAGACACGTTTGGATCTCCAACAACTTCAATAGAAGTAATTCCAGATACACCGGGAGCATAAACCAGCCCAGTGCTTCCGCCTGCGCCAGTGGCAGCGGCAATAAAGCTTGCGCCAACGGCTGGAGTAACCCCGGCAGGAAGACCAACCGCAAGCCAGTCTCCGTTATTGGTATCACTTACCGTCAATGCAAAAGCAAAACCAGTTGCCCAGCCAGTTACCGCACTAGAGAATGTGATTGAAGTATCTCCAGTTCCGGAAACTTTGGTAAGAACCGAACCAATTGGCGCTCCAATTCCGGTCGTAAGAAGCGTAACACCGGCCACAAGCGTAGACGTTACCGAGTACAAATGCCCAGATCCGTCTGTGTAGATTGCCCCGGCCGTAGCATTTGCGCTAGAGACTGCAAATACAATTGGAACCGACGGGCCCTGAGCGGGAATAACCGTAGAACCGTCCTGGGGAATTCCACCCAACGGAGCATTAAGCGTACTCACAACAGTAACAACAGAGGTACCGCTAGCCGTGAATGCAGCGGTTCCAATGACTGGCGAAGGCAAGTTATTAATCGTAAGAACTAATGCTGCTCCGATAGTGGCAGCAGAAGAGTTAGCGGCGATGGATTGTTGAACGTACTGGAGTCCTCGTTGGCCGTATGCAGCAGCATTGCCAAGAAGAGGAGCAGAACCAACGCCCGATACATTGAACCAAATACAAAACGAATCCCCATAAGAATCATAAAGCATGAAGTATTTACTAGCCAGCGATCCGGAAACGTCTGCAACCGGGGTAATCGTTGCTGTTCCAGCGGGGCCAACGCCCACAGAAGCAATGATATACGGATTGTGAACGGTAAGAGCCGATGCCGATGCACTGATTCCAAGGGCCGAACCAGTTACCGGAGATACAAAACCAGAGAATCCGCCAAGATAACGGTTATAGTTTCCGTCAAGCTGCACTAACGCAAAGCCAGGAGCTGGATTTGGATTTGTATAACCGCGGTGTGTTCCGGGTGTTGCAGTGGTGTGCATGAATATGTTTCTAATGCCCTGACCCTTAATCGACCTAACGCCAAGACCATTACCATTTGTGCTGTCTACGACAAAATTACAGTCAATTAGAACGGGCTGGGAAGCGAAGGAGAAGAGCCTTCCGCCATTATTACCGATAGCATTAGCCATTTGAGACCTCTTTGCGCTCCGGTATTAAACCTCTTGATTGCCGGAGCAGCTAGTCAAGAAGGTGTAGAGAGGTCTACATAATAGTACCGTTGCTTCGTAAAACACAAAGGGCCCCGGATTTTATCCCGGAGCCCTAAGCATAACTCTGGTTGTGTCAGAGAAATTACTGCGGCAATGCAACCACGGCATTTGCGCCCGGAGCATTACACGAGAGGTTGAGGTAACCGCCCACGCGAATTTCTACGGCGTCCTGTCCCGGAATCGGGAAGCCCAGCATGTCGTAGAAGCCAGGGAAGGTAAGGAACTGGGGAATCTTGCCCAAGCTTCTAAGCTTCCACGTTTTCATCGTGGTGATGTAAGCGGTTTGGCCCGGGCAGTTACGATCTTGAATGATCGAAATTTCCCCGTTAGCCGTAGGAAGAACCAGCGCCTTAAAGCTGATTTCCACTTCCTCATTAACCTTCGCGCGAATCATCTGATACTGGCCTTGGCCAGTCAGATTCTTAACGAGGGTCTGATAAGAGACCGGGTTAATGTAAATCACATCCGGGTCGCCCGCTTCAGAGCTTTGTGCTGCGAGTTGGTTCGTGGCATCAATGAGGCAATCTTGAATCGATTCCGAGCCCCCCGAAAACCGGAGCCCGGCGAGCTTGGTCGGCGACACCGATCTGTTCTGAGTGAAGAATGAATCCGACTGGCCAGGAGCGACCGACGGAATCCATGCGCCAAGACCTGCGATGCACAGCATGTTAGCCGAGTTAAGGCCGTTCGTGCTGAACAGCGTATCGCCAGCGCGACCGAGATACGGGAATGCCGTGCTCCAGCCAGACGGGGTAGCAATTGCGCCCTGAAGGGTAGGAGACACAGACACGGTGCCCGCGCCAGTATCAACCGCAACCACGTAGCCGATAGCACCGCCAGTCGATTGCGTAGCTGTTTGGCCTGCGATCGAGAAGCTATTAAGCGCCATGTTGACAGAGAATTGGTAAACCTGACCCAAGTTGTCCAGCGTGATAACGCCAGCAACAATGGAACCGTTACCAAGTCCATACGTTCCGCGAGTGCCGGAGCCGTCCGAAAACATTTGGTAAGCGATATCGTTGGCGGCTCCCATGTAGAGAGACTTAACGTTCATTTTTGCTGCAGGCATGAATGCGCCGATGTTCTGGGCCGATGCACGCAGGAATTGGTTCTGAATAGATCCAACGCGGTAAACGTTAACAGTCGTCAACAGGAAGGAAGCGGTAGCCGGAGCGGTTTGGTATGTTTGAGCAGTACCAAGGTTAGCAGAACCACCGCCGCCAACGTCATACAACACTGGAATTGGGAAGTTCAAGCCGCCGAGACCCATTTCGGTCTCGTCTTTATCAACCATGGAGAGGAATCTGTTTTTATTAAAAACAAGATCCTTCATGACCCATGCGTCATCGGAATAGAGCTGCTTCAGGACTTGCAAGTTGTCCTGACTATTTGAATAGGCTAGTGCCGGATTTGCTGGAGTACCCATTGATTACCTTCCTTGTTTCATTGCTTGCACCCGTCTAATTGCCTCAGCGATTTGCTCAGACTCAGAGAGTAGGTGAAACGGTTTTGACGCCTGCTTTTGTGAGGTCGTCGTCATACTTTGCGTTATTGTTTTTGGAGAAGTCTTTGGAGCGCCTAACGCCTTCTGCGGCTCCTGAGACCTGTTCTTAATCTTTGTCACTGACGCAAATTTTTCTGCGCGTTGAACTAAGGCGTCTTCAATCTCTTTAGCCGCCTGCTCAACGGTAAGCTCTACGTCGTCTTCGTCGAAAGAGTCGTTCACATGACGGAGGACTGCATCCTCCATCCCAAGCTCTTTAATCGTAGAAAATGCTTCATTCTCTGCGACTACTTTGGCAATTTCTGCCTTCCAAAGAGACTGGTTATGCTGAAACTCTTTAACGGTCTGTTCTTCTTGTGCCTTTTCAAGGGCCGTCTGACGTTCTTCTAGTGTCTTGTATCGCTGCTCTTCCGGATTAACCGAAGCCTG